CTAAATGCATACTACTGCTAGGTGAAGCGGCCATGTGGAAGTATGGATTGAACGTATCTCTCAACACGCTTAACGAACTACGTGGGTCAGTTCTCACTACCAAGTGGGACATCCCAGCCATAGCAACCTATCTCCCTCAAGAAGCAACAGATCAAATCAATCATGAAGCAACACACAACCCACTCTGTAAATCGCGACAAGCAGAACTGGAAGCGAAAGAAGATGAAGACGAAGGCAACGTCAAAGCACACGGCAACACCAAAAGAATCAACTACTCCTTCTGGATGCGCCGTGATGTCTGGAAGTGTAAACAGATTCTTCAAGGTAAGTTTCAACAAAGACATTCGGACAGCCCGGTCTATCATATCTACCCATCTGCGGATGAAGTAATAAAACTATTAACCAATACAAAGAATGAAATTCTTGACTTTGATATGGAGACAGACATCGAGGCCCTCAATCTCCAATGCTTTGCGTTTAGCTTTGGCAACTCTCATGACGTCTATTGTGTGCCTATACTCGACCATACTTATAAAACGGCTTACTCAGTTTGCCATAAGATACTTCGAGCTTTAGCCATTGCATGTAGGGACAATACAGTAGTAGCACACAATGGTTCGTGTTTCGATTTTCGTGTATTGGCATTGCGGTATCGCATACCTGTATATAAATGCTATGACACACTGATCGCAATGCACAGATGTTTCCCTGATGTAGAGAAGTCATTGGGGCATTGTGTGAGCTACTGGACATGGGAACCATTTCATAAAGATCAAGACTCTCACGGATATAGGACTCATGAGCAGATGATGGACAGGATGAGGTATTGCGCGAAGGATGTTTGGACTATGAAGTTAGTTCGACAAGCTATAACAGATTACGCCAAAACTATCCCAGGGTTAACCAAGTCTATTGATGATGCAATGAGGTGTATCCGTCCATACCTAACCTCTACCATCATAGGAGTTCGGGTAGATGAGCAGAAAGTTAACGATATCGTTAATGAGAATGATAGATTGATGGTGCAGTACAATAGGATGGCAGAGATATTGATTGGAAAAGATTCTCTGACACTGATGAAGAATGGATCGAAGTCTATGTTCGCTGGATCGAACAAACAATGCGCACGTTACTTCCATGAACTAATGGGGTATCCAGTGCAAGGTAAAACTGATGCAGGTGCACCAGCGTTGGGGAAACATTCACTCTATAAATTGGCACTGAAATACACTAACCCAGTGATTCAATTAGTGTGTATATATAGGTCAACGCAGAAAGAAACCTCTCGTCTACGGTTCACTCCATGGGAAGGGAAACTTGTATGAGAGATACTTGTGAGTGGGCGATCCATGGTACGAAAACCTTTCGCCTCGGGTCGAGGAAGATCAATAAAATCTACGGTGGAAATCTTCAGAACATTGAGAAATCAATGCGAGAAGTCTACATACCAGACGAAGATAAAACGTTAGTTCAGACAGACCAATCTGGCGCCGAGGCATTAATCGTTGCTTATCTATGTGAGGCAGCAGCCTATAGACAGCTGTTCATCCATGGAGTTAAACCACACGTTTATGTTGCACTACACTTGTTCCGTGATATCTGGAAACGTAAAGCCAGAGAACATTCTCTTAGCTCTGAGCTTAGTATTGATGCTCTATGCGCTGCACCAATCCAAGCATTGAAGTCATTCCCAGGATGGCGAGATCTTGATGGATTGATTAAGGATTCCGATAACTGGAGCATGAGCGAACGGTATTATTACCTAGCCAAACAGACTTGCCATAGTGCGAACTACGGCATCGAGGCTAATGCATTTCGCATGAACATCTTGACGAAGTCTGGTGGTAAGATTAACATTTCTCAAGATGAGGCGAGTAGGTTCTTGCAGGTGTATCGTGGGCTATTCCCAGAGATCCCTGATTGGAATAGACGAGTGACGAAACAAGTGAAAGAGAATAGGATGCTGTTCAATCTACATGGCCATCCCTACACTATCACTGGACATGAGATCACTGACACTCAGATGAAGGAACACATAGCATGGATTCCTCAATCGACAGTAGGTATGATAACCAATATCGCTTACGCTAATATGGCAGAGTTTATCTATAACAATAAGTTGGACTGGGACTTGCTAACAAATTGCCACGATTCTTATTTACTCCAATGTCCGATCAACGAGACGTTAGAGTGTGCGAAGAAATGTAAAGAGTTCATGGAGCAGGAATTTGAATCTCCCTTCGACGGCGTTAGATTCCGAATGAAATCAGAAACACAAGTTGGCTTCAACTGGGCGCCAGCTAAAGAAAAGAATCCTATGGGATTGAAAGAAATTAAGATATGACTAACAGACAACACTGGGATAATTACACATCATCCGTATGTTCACCACAGAACTTCATAGACTGGTCAATTAGATCCGTAATAGGAGCAGCATTACAAAGAAGGGTCTCTATAAATGGGTGCCCAAAGTATGGGCATTTTCCATTGTTTGCTAACTCTTATACACTTCTAGTAGGTCCAGCTGGAGTTGGGAAAGGTGTCATCATTGGCCCCGCGACAGATTTATTGAAAGTTCACAAACAGAAAGACTTCTTAGCTGGGCGCAATGCCGGCAATGAGAAAGAAAACATGATTGAGACAGAGGTGCAGAAGGCCAATCTTAATGATGCAGAGGAATCTACTCAACAGATGAAACGTGGTGAGAAGATTGATCCACCGTTATTTCCTTATGCAGCAGACGCTATAACGTATGAGGCGTTAGTGGAGGCGATGGGTGCATCATTTAGACGTGTGAACTTCAAACATATAGATGAATCAGGTGTGCCTAAGATAGATATCTATGGCCATTGCTCAATGTATTTTTCGCTCCCTGAGCTAGCGTCATTGATGAGGAAACGAACAGATGATACAGTCAATTATCTACTAGGATTGTTTGATTGCCCAACAGATTATGAATACAAAACAAAAACAAAAGGTCAAGACAGAGTTAAGCGTGGATGCCTCAATATTCTTGCTGGCACAACTCCTGAGTTTATGGAGACAATCTTCGACCAGCAACTTATTGACCAAGGCTTCTCGTCGCGAGTGTTCTTCATATTTGGAGAAAAGAATCGACGACATATCGGACTCCCTGAACCACTCACTAAAGACCAAATCGAAAGTAGGAAAGTCCTACAAGCTCACACGAAGAAGCTCGCTGGACTATACGGCGAAGTTCAAATCTCTCGAGCAACCAGAGATAAGTTCAACAACTGGTGGATCCAAGAACAAGAACAGTTAGCAGAATGTTCACCTAAACTCTTGCCATTCAGAGCTAGGTTAAATATTCATGTTCTGAAAGTCGCTATGCAAGAACACTTCCTAGAGCGAACCGACATGGAGCTAACGTGGGATGAGATTGAGATAGCTATTGGGATAGTCAAAGCAGAGATGCAGCATATGCATAAAGCTTTGACGTTCGAATCAGATAATCCTCTCGCCAAGGTGACTGATAAAGTGTTGAAGTTTATCGCATCTCATGGTAAGACATCACAGATGGATTTGATGACAGAGTTCTGGAAGCAGCTGCCGCAAGGTAAGAAGTCAATGGAAGAGATACTAGTTCAGTTGATTCAGGTACAGAAGATCAAAGAAACATTTACAGAAGATCCTATAACGAAACGCTCCATGCTACACTACAACGCACTATGACAAACATTAAGATTACACAGAAGGTATTACAGATTCAAATTACCACTAAGACCATTGACTCAGGTGAAGGAATAGAAGATGAGAGTGTGCAGATTGAGATGCAAGAAAAAGGAGTAGGTGTGCCAGAAAAATCTGATCTACGCCTACTCTATAATGTATTAACTGAGTATCTGAAAGAACCAACTAATTAAGGTATAACAGAATCCTTAACCGAATTCAAAGCCTTGTGAGACAAATAATCTCGCAGGGCTTTTTCAGCTTCCTCAGGGCCCTCGACACGCTGCAGATAGCCGATATACTTAGCGAACTGAAGTGGCATAGATTCCATAGACGGGAACGTATCATACGATGCATGTTTGAGTGCATCGAGTTTATTCTTCATCACGTCGGGATTATCGTGGTAAGCGTTAACGATATTGCTAATCATTCCAGGGAGCATAGCAATAGCTTTCTGTGGATCCTGTTCCATGTGGAATCGTTTAGCTTCGATGTTCATGTACGGGTTAGATGCTGCGTCAACATCGGCATACGGTAACCCTTGCACTTGATCGAACCGGCGCAGCTGTTGGAGCTTGTCGCCTAACAGTTTCTTATCAGCTTGATATCCGGTAATCAACCCGTGATTGATTCCTTGATTCATTGCGATGCGAGCGAGTTGAATGTTCGACGATAAAACGTGCATTGTGAAATCACCAATAGCGTCTGCCCAGTTGAAGTTAGGATCAGTTGCTGCAGCGGAGGTCATCTTGCTGATATGTTCGATTACATCCGATCCAACCTCATCGAGAGGGAATGACATAGATTGAGGATTGTTTTTGTGTGCTATATCAAATGGATACTTAGCAACCTGACCGAGTAATCCACCGAAACCAGCGTACTGTAAGGATGCCATTAAGTTATAGGCGAGTAGCCCTTTATTGCCTTCTAACCCTTGCTCAGAGTTGGCTATTTCAGTTAACGACGGGATGGGATTCTTACGTCCAGTAATCTCTTCTCGTAAGAGTTTGATTGCATAGCCACCGAGAGCAGATCCCATAGCAGCAATAAGTAACGGCTGTACATTCCCTTGTCGCAAAGGGGTGTAGACATCTTTCATGAATGCATTAGTCCGCGCCGTACTCCAATGCGCCAAAGTGAAGAACCCTGACAGTTCAGAATCGTTCAACATCCACTTCGGGAGAGACCTGATGTCTCCTGTTCCATGCAACGCTGTTGCGAATTGAGAAGCCAGCTTGCTCATCTCATCTGGACTGTACGTTCGTTTAGGATCGAATGATGGATCCAAGTTACGCATCCGTTGAAGCGCGGTCATATCACCAGCTTTCGCTCGATTGATGTTAGCCGGCACGATTACTTCTCCCATCGCTTGCATCAATCCAGCGTTCAGCTTAGTGGTCAACCCGCCGATAGACGAGATCTGACGGATGATCTTGCCCAATCCTTGCATACGTTCAGCAGCGTTTTGGCCACCGGTGAGCATATCAATACCAGATCGAGCATCAAGTTTTACAACTCCATTCTCGACAGCTTTAGTGTAACCAGATTGTAGATTAGTTAATCCATGAATCAATGCGTGAATAGCAGTAGTCCCGTCGGGTGCTTGAGTCATAGCACCTGGGATACTGGACATAATTTTATGCGATTCTAACGCTGGAGAGGATGTAAAGGCAGTAGTAATGAGTGACGATATACCACGCTCCAATTGATCGTGAGTCATGCTACGCTTCCATTGATTAGACAATGCCTGTATGTCGGAATCATTCCCATTCACAGGTTTAATATCAGACTTAACTCTATTGCCCCAAGCATCTTTCTTGATACCTTGAGCAGCGAGGATGTCGTGGTCTTTCTCCATGAATTTATAGTGAGCTAAGTCGGTGGACGCACGGTTGAAATATCTCTGCAATCCACGAATAGGATTAGGTTCTTGGAACTCTTTCGGGAGTGACTCACCCATAGCTTTACGATTCGCGTTGAACCAAGCTAAGTTCTGTTCAGGTGTATCACCCATAGACGCCTTCATAGCGTCATTGAATTGACGCAACCGAGTAGTTGCTTCCTTTGGGGTGAGACCATTGTTGTTCACCAAATGGTCATACATGATCTTATTGTTGGCTTCAACATTCCGTCCCTGACGATAATCATCAGCTACTGATTGACGCATCATAGACGGCCAATAGTTCTCCATCTGTTTGAGGGATCGGGTAACATATACTGTCTTACCATTCTTCGTTACAGGCTGCACTACCGGCAATCCCTCTTTCAAACGGAGCACACCAAGTTCATGGAGTAGGCCCCTCAACTTGATATAAGCCGGTCGAATGTCTATATCCATTGGGCCTACATATCTATTGCCAGTTGACTGTTCTTGAACAATAATGTCACGCAACTTATCACGTTGCTCTTTGCTTAATCCTTCGCCAGCCTGAACAGCACCGTTTGCGAAATGTCCTCTCAATTCTGATTCATGATTGAGAGTTTGATGAGCGCGATCGGCGACGAGCTTGTTATTCTCTCCGCCCTTGGCACGGACAGTATCGGTAACGGAACGAGTGATGCCGAGAGACTTCTCTGGGGGAGTACCGGTAGTTTTATTCGACTCACCGAGTTTAGATTCGAGATGAGATCTGATAGCTTGCTCATTTACTGGTGCATTGTGATTAGCTTTGATGTGTTCGATTGCTTTCGAGATAGCAGCGTGAATAGATTCACCAGCTTTGATGGCGACCTTAGCCATGTCGATAGCTGTATTCCACACGGCAGGAATAATACCGAAAGCGTGGAGTTGGCCATTAGTATCTATCTTCAATGAGTCGAGTTTATCGGCGATTGAGAATCGTTTACCAAATAGAGCAGGTTTAGATTCTGGTACTTTGCCAATGTCATATACCCGTGCCGTCACGTCCGTCTTCGGCGTGCCATCAGGGTTACGGAAGATGAGGTTTTTGCGATAATCACTATCGCGAGTAAACCCAAGTTCATTCGCTATCTTTTTGTAGTGAATATAGTCATCAGGATACATTGCAAGTTTATATCCACCATCAACGTCAACAGGAGCAACTTTGAAAGGAGCGTCAAAGTTCCTTGCTGCTTTATCAGCCTCAAAATAGTTGTCATAGACTTTAGAGTTGTGTAACACAGGATTAGCTAATCCAGCAAAACTAGTAGATGGAACTAACGTCTTCGCATGCTCCCCAAAACTAGCACGCTCACCCTTACTCCCAGTGAGTTCTTCTGCAATCTTGGGCAAAGACTTATCATAGTGCATTCCCATGCCACCTTCAAAAGGTGCACGCGTCATTATGATTTGCTTCCCATCTGAAGTTAGTTCGAACTTAGCTCCATGTTCTTCATAAGCTTTTGTGAGTTTCTCCAACAACACTTGAGGAGCTTTAGGCTTGTCAAAGTCAAGCCTATCTTCATCCTTCATGAAATATTCTTTTGCCTGATAGTTGGCCCGGTCTACATACTTACGCGCTTGATAAATATCCTTATCATGCTCCTCACTTATCATCGCTGTCTCTGCATCACTTATCGCTATCTTCGTAGCACCCTCTTGGCGAGCGTGTTCGATAGCAGCTTTGAGTGCGAGGCGTTCGTAGTGCGGGAGGAGGGGGTCTTGTAGCTTATGCTCCGTGATCCGAGACTCAGGATAATGTTTATCTACATAATCTTTGATAGCAGCCTCTTTGGTGGGAAACACAGTTTCGCCACCATACTGTTTTACATAGTATCCTTGATGTTCTCCTTCGAACTCGTAAGGCACAACCTTATCAGCAACACTATTGATATCAACCTTGTGGTCAGCAACTTCTTGGCGTAAACGCTGCGCCCAATCACTCTGCACTTCAATCACATGAAACACCTTCTCCCCTGCTGGCGTAGTCTCCATATACCCACGCAAGAAGCCGAGGGTGTTCGGAGGGAAGCCGTGGGAGGAGGGGAATTGTTCGCCACGCTCAGCTGCGCTAGTGGTGCGCATATTGCCTACAGTCTTGTCTTTTGTGTAAGCACCAATCTTCAACGGCTTCACCACCGCAATCTCCACATATCCCGGCATATCATGTTCCGCTTTAGGGGCTACGAAGGACCAGTGGGCGGACGGAATATCTTTAACCGATTCTTTATCTAAAGTCTTTTTCAACTCCATCAATCGTTGACGGTCGGCTTGTTGTTCAGGTGTCCAGTTATACGAAGAGTCGTGTGGGTCATGTAACGAATCAAATTTATGATACAACGCATTATACTCCCTACGCTCTGGTGACAATGCCCCCTCCCCAAACTTCTTCACCTCCACCTTCGGAGTATGCTCTTCAAACCATTTAATAGCATCATCCTTACTGATGTATCTATTCTGGAAATGTTCAATTACTCCTTGACTCTTATACATCTCTTGTTCAGTCGGCGACAGCTTGTTGAAGATCGTGCCCAACAGTTGCGTACCGTGAAACGCACCAGACGTGTTAGGCTTAATCCCCAATTTCCCATCACGAATAAGATCCGCAGCGTTAGTGCTAAATGCACGATCTCCATCAGTGAGTGATTGATGAACATATCGACGAACAGCATCCTCATTAAATGAAGGAGAGTTCTGTTTCAGATAGTTCACGAACGCCTCAACAGCTTCATGAATCTTACCACCAGCGGTGATAATACCCTTAGCCATTTCCAACCCAGTATCCCACACTTTAGGCAACAAACCAAACGCATGGAGTTGATCAGGACTCTGATTGGATTTCATCTTGTCTAACACTCCATGCATATTATCAACCCACGATTTGTTACCAGTAAGAGGATTAACTACTGGCGGGTTTTGCTTTGTAACTTTAGTCTTGCCAAATGTCTCAGACAGAATTTGATCCTTCTGTTCTTTGGTAAGTGTAGGATCATTAAGCAAAGCCTCTCTGACAGATGGATTAGATAGATCTTGCTCATTAAACATCCTACTAGGATTCTTTCCCTGAGCAATCATGTGCTCATTAACCCAGTCAGGTAACTTAGGATTTACTTTTTGATTCGTTTTAGTTTCTTTACTTGATGTGTCTCCGGCAGACTGTTGTAATCCACCGGACTCTCCTTCTGCCACTGGTGGAGTAGCTGAGGGTGTTTGACTGCGAACATCTTCCACTGAGCCTTTGATTTGATTGGCATAATTTTTAGATATAGTTAGTAGACGTTGAGCATGCTCATCAGATAGATTGGGCATGTCTTCCCTTAGAATGTTCTTAACTGCATTAACATTGCCAGCCTTTTTATCGGTTAACAATTTAGCTAAGGGAATCTTATTCTGTTCGATGAAAGCTTCGTCAGATAATTTATTCCAAGACTTCATGAAGGCTTCCGATACCTTTTCAGATGATGGGAGCTTATCTAACTCATCATGCGGTATTTCATGTACTGTGCCGGATTGATCCAATACCTTAACACTAGTCTGTCCATTGTCAACTACTGTCCCTTTCAAAGGTTCATCTTCATCGGAATGAATCTCAACTTCATCTCCGTGTTGGAGAGTCCGTGCATACTGCTCAATTTCATCTTCCTGATTAGCCTTCATCTCGTTGTCTTCCAAGCGTAAATTGTGCGTGACCTGATTACCAGTCAGCAGTGCCTGTAAATCATCGTCAGCTTTCCCTAGAGACTCTCTGTGTAGGAAATCCCGCTTCTTATCGGGATCCATTTTTAATGCTCTGTCACGGATAGTAAGTATCCGTTCACGCTCGACAGGGTCAATGTCATTAGATGGCACTGGTTGAATACTGTCTAGTTTACTTTTGAATAATTTAGAAATTGATTTATTGCCTAATTCGTATTCACCATTAGGATTCTTGTTGTTAAATTGGCTTACGATATCGTTAACGTCAGTAGAAGGTTCAGCAGCCTGTTGCTCAGGGCGAATACCGCTACTAGACGATGTAACTTCAGCAGCAGGCTCATTCTTAACCTTCCCGCGATTCATCAATCTCTCTGCCCACTTAGCTTGACCACTGAACAGAGCCCCACCTGCAACTTGCGCGCCTAGTTCAGTTCCAGACGGAAGGCCCTGCCCAGTGGCTAAACCGATACCAGTGTTAATAGCCGGATTAACACCAGCGTTCATGATGGTATGAACTAAAGCTTCCTTAGCAGCGGGAGACATTGCCCCCTTACCGATCAAGCCTTTAGCAGCCGTGAGGGCATTGAGAGATGGCTTACCACCAGATGCTAGGGCAGAACTTACAATGTCCGTACCTAATGCGGTATACGGATTCTGTTCAGCAGACGCTTGAGCCTGTTGTTCCCATCCCTGTTGAGTCTCGCCACCGATAGCATTTTGGATTCCCTGACCAGCAGCACCACCTCCAAGGGCGCCAATAGTACCACCGATAATACCACCAGCAGCGATACCGATAGGTCCACCGGGCGCACCAATAGTAGCACCCAACTCCGCTCCACCTAATGCTCCCGCTCCACCGCCAATGGTACCACCAGCGTGAGCACGGAGAGTCTTGCCGATGGTAGCTAGCTGGGACTCCTGAGGACGAATTGGATTGATAGCAGCGATCTGTTCGTCAGTGTAACCCATCTGACGAAGCATCGGAATATCTTCTGGTAATGCAGGCATAAATTAATAGGGAGATTCAGTCCAATATTTATAAGGAGTTCCAATCAAGGCATCTCCAGCAGCAGAGCCTAAATCACGCATAGGCTGGCCACCAGTTCCAACATCGTAGAGAGTGTTCAATGCAGTGTTGCCAACAATCCCAGCTCTTGATGCACCGTGATTGGCTTTCAATTCTTTCTGACGCTGCTCAATGCGAGCTAACATAGCATCATGCTCAGCTTTTTTCTGTTTTAATTCCGCTTTTTGTGCTTCTAATGCTGCCTGTGCAGCTTCATGTCTATCTTCTAGATGATTCTGCACATCCTCAATAGTCGCATTAGGATTCATGATTTGAGGAGTGACTGTACGAGGAGCAACAGGTTGCGGACCTTTAGACGGAGGGGCAGGATAAGCTGCTCCAGAAGGAAAGGGCTTACCATCAGGGCCGGTGTTGACAACTGATGGGGCTCCATTAAGTTGACTAGACATTAACTCAGATGCAATACCTTGCTGAGTTCTAACTCCAGGAGTAACGTGACCGCCAGATGGAATAAGATTTCCATTCTCATCATATGACACTTGAAGGGGAGTCATAGCAGTTGTGTCAGCAGCATGAGCAGCGTCATAATTGTTGTGAGTGTTGATCATCGCCTGAGTGCCGAAATTGACAGGCTGTTGATTCTTTTCAAACAACAATCGAGAGTTCTCAAGACCAGCTCCAATCAACCCGTTAGCAGACTGTAATCCCTGAGTATTAACATCAGTTGGAGTATTGCGTAATGCACCAGCAACCAACATATTATTACGCAGGTTAGTCATTGGTACTGTATGCTGCTGATTCCAAGCTTCATTCCCATACATAGCAGATTCATAGTCCTGCTTAACTGGCTCAACATTTAACTGACGGTTAATCGCATTCTGATTGCCCAGCACTCCCGCTTGAATTCCAGATGACCCGCGTTGACCAACTAATCCACTACTCAACTGACCTGCTGCTTCGGTATCGCCAGCTAGAACAGGAGCGGAGAGTTTATCGTTCATCAATGAACGAACCATCTGTTCATGAGCCATTTGATCAGGAGACTTTCCAACCTGACCAACTAATAGACTGTTCTGTCCTTGCTGATTCTTGAAATACGACGACCAAGGATTGAGACTAGGATCCATTCCGTTTACCGTGGATTCAATACCCGCCCTTTGACGAGCAAGCTGACGTTGAGCATTAGCATCTAACAACTGTTGCTGTGTGGCATTTTGCGCCTGAGCAAGAGCAGCACCAGTATTCTGGTAATTGTATATGTCCGCTGCCTGTGGTGACAGTGCTCGGGCAATGATACTAGGATGATATACCTGACCCTTCTCATCCATAAATTGATGAGTATCGGGGTTGTATGACAGTTGACCTGGACCAACAGCATTGCCTAGTGCTTGTAATCCTATATTTGCGAAGTATCCCATAATAGTATTTAGTTAATCGGCATAACCGAAAGCATCTTCTGTTTCAGCGGGTTTACCGATGGTTGATGTCTTAGCTTGATCAACTAATTTCTGAGCATAACCATCAGCGCTCTTGCCGCCTGTTCCATTCCCAGCACCGATAGTCGCGAAAGCAGGGTTAGCTCCAGATGATTGAGAGTTGATACCAGCATGAATTTGTGCTTCAGTAGTATGGTTGCCTTGTCCGACTATTGTGTCTTTAAAGTCATCTTTCATTTTATCAAACGCTGCACCCAATCGACCACGCCGGAGCGTCGATCCGTCAGCAGAAGCACCAGCATCCTGACTCTGTTTTGCCTGTCCCTGAGATTGGGCAACACTCTGACCGATGAGCTGAGAGTTGTCTTCTATTGTCCCAGGAGCCAGTCCAGCTGCACTAGACTGTAAGTGATTCATACCGTGTTGAGTGAGGGGAGCGAATCCATCTGCATCACGCTGACCATAATGAACTCCAGCCTCAAAGCCGAAAGGATTAGATAGCTGGGCGAGCTTATTCGCTGCAACCATCTGTCCAGGAGAAGCATCTGCTCCACCCTGATATGGTGACATTGCATTAAGATAATCAAGCGTGGATGCCATAACGAGTAGTTAGAGTTTTGACCATCTTGGTGTAGGCGAGAGTGGCGTAGGAGGCTTTGCCATTACGTATATAACCGATACAACGTTGGACAACTCCCCAAATGTATTCTAGCTCCTCAGGATTGTTCTGAATACATTGAGTGATCGCCGGTGCGAGACGGTAGTACTCTTCCACAATATGCTGTGGGACGTGTTTGTCACGAAACTTACGGAGAGTCTGTAACTCGTCACAATCATCCGGTAGACCCTTATAGTCACACGCAGCGGTGGTGAGGAAGCATCCAGCAGATGCATTACCAGACGATGTTGTACCTTTCGACGCCGCGCCAATACCAGCTAACTGATTACCAAACGATGATGCGAATGAGAATGGTGTAGACGTAGTAGAGTTAGCCTGTGTGGGATTGAATTGAGCTAATCCGAAGTTATTGGCTGTATTACCAGCCCCAGCAGCAGTAGCCACAGGATTGAATGTAGCATTCTGTGCTCCTGAAACATTAGCAGCCGTTCCTAGAGCTGAACCTAACATCTGACGTTTAGTGTTCAGTGCATTGCCGAAATTCATTGCATTTGATACAGCATTAGTAGCGTTATCTACTCCCAGATTGCCTGTGGCGTAGTTAGATTGATTGAGCGAACGCTCAGCCGCAGCCTGTTCACCACCACTCAAACCATTGAGATTGATGGAGTTCACCAAATTCGCTGCTTGACCATTGGCAGCAGCCTGTGCTGGATTGTATTGATTAGCTAGCGCAGCTGCTTGTTGATCAACAGCTGCTCCACCATTAGCAAGAAGACCAGCCTGACTGTTGGCCTGCATATTCGCCAATGCTGCCCCAGCCTGTTGATAGTTACCTGATTGACCAGCGAGCTGATTCAGTACTGATTGGGTATAAATAGGGTTAGCTCCATACGCACTAGCGGCCATTGACTGGGTAATCCCTGGACCAGTATTAGCTACAATCTGTGATGTCGGAGATACAGCCTGAGCATACAACGCAAGCATATCTTGTGGAGATAGCTGAGGGGTGGTGGACCCAGAAGATTCTCCAGCACCGCCTGAGTAGTATCGGGTAGCTAATAGATGAGGCCTAAAAGGAAGATTGTTCTCAAATTCACTTGCGTAAAAGTTTCTCATAGATTTTATCGGTATTAGGGTTTTTGTAGATCCCATTCTTCATCCAACGCAATTTCGCTTTGGGCCAACGCTCTTTCGCAATCTTAGCAAAAGCTCGTAAATTTTCAATGTTCATCGCCAAGTTTTCTGTGATAAACAACTCCTGCTTAGGTTCATCAAAGTGAGCAATAATCATGCCAGAGATATTGCCTGTATCGTTAATGGAAACCAACAATAGTCCATGTTCGTATGCCTCACGTATGAGATACGCAACTTGTAGAGGGTTCTGATTTAGGAAACACTTCCCGCCCTTGTTGCGTAAGACAAAGTTAACTACGTCGCCTAGTGATAGGTTCATATGCTCAACGTCCAGTAATGCGATAAGCATATCTCCAATCTCGGCCGAAGCCAATTCGAGGGTTAATCTTATCGTGAGGATTCTCTACTAATGACACGTGGTCATTAGTTCCTCTGTTAGCATCTTCATGTATTTGCGCGAGCAACATAGTACTCTTCTCTTGATAGCCCATCGCCACCTGTAGATTGGATTGTTGCTCAAACCATAATTGGAGAGATTTATTAATGATAACGTCATCGTATCCAGGAGCAGGGAACTCATCTGAATCGTTGCTGAACGTCGGCAAGGCCTTCTTATACAGCACCTCAACCCAACCGATAACTGGATCACTATTCGGAGGGTACCAAGGAGCAGATGAAACATCAACAATCTGGAACTGGGCGGCCAGTTTGTTATTCGCGATCTTTGATAACTGATTGCCATCAACATCAAATAACAACACGTCTTGAGTATTAACAGTTGATTTAGTGATAGAGGTGATAGTATTGTAACTATTCACACTCATCACAGAAGTAGAGTTAATCACCACTGTCTCATGAACTGATGACGCAGTATCAGTAGAGCCGACAATAGTCACCTGAAC